TGACGCCGCCACTGGTGCCGCTGACTGCGCCGGAGAGCTTGGCGTCGAGGATCACTAGGTCGCCGGTGGCCGTGCCGCTGCGGATCTCCCAGCCGGTCAGGGGCTCGAACCGCAGCTCCCACCGCTTGAGCGATGGCATCTCCAGCCGCAGGTAGTTGAAGGTCGGCTGATCGCTGCCGGAGCGGATCCCGAAGCACGGCGCCAGCTGGGTGAACGCACCATCGCCGAACTCGCGGAACGACACCCGGAAGAACGAATAGCGCTCCTCTGAAGTGCTGATCACACCGCTCTGATACTGGTCAACGTTAATCCGTTGACCGCGCTTGATCTTGTCGTTTTCGCGGAACAGGCAGGCTCTGCCGTCAATCTCGGCCAGCGTCAGCGAGTCGCGGAAGTTGCACAGCCCACCGATTCGGATCCCGAGCGTGCTACGAATCCCGGCCTCAATGATCCGGCACTCGTTGGTGGTGCTCACGTGGCCCAGCGCACACCGCAGCAGGTGGGGCGCCGTGGTGGCCGTCTGTCGGGTTGTGTTGGTGGTCCCAGCTGCCGTGATCGTGCCGGTGCTCACCGTGGCCGCAGTGCCGGCCCGCACCACGCTGAAGGTGGCATTGATCGTCTGCCCGGTGCCGCCCGCGCCGTCCTCAGAATCGCTGACGAAGATCCGATCGCTGGGGCTGCGGCCGGAGCAGATCGCCAGGGCTGAGCCGATCTTGTAGAGATCGCCTACCACGATTGCATCGTCCCAGGCCTTCTGCCGGCCGGCGACGGTGCTGGCCACGTCGGCAGCGGTTTCCTGTGCTGCGTCAAGCCCCTCGATCGGGAACACGATCAGCGCTTGCAGCCGCCGCGGGCTGGTGAGGGCGTTCACCGGGCCGGAGTCTTCATCTACGTCGCCTTCAAAGGTGTATTGATCGGTGCCTTTTTTCTGGACCGTGATCGTGACGTTGAACCTGGATTGGATCGTCTGGCGGCTCTGTCCTGTCAGGCCGTTGTCCACCTCGATCAGGTACTCCACCAGGTACTGGCCGGCGGCGGCATCCTCGTTGATCAGCAGGGTCCGCACTGAGTCCACGTCGAAGGTGGCCGTCACCTCTACCTGATCAGTGCCAAGTGTCACGCTGCTCACCGTCATGCGAGCCGCGAAATCAAACCCGGTGATCCGATCCTCGGTGTCTTCCTCGTAGATTTTCGGGGCTGACTGCAGCACCACCGCAGAGGTCCAGGTGGCGCCACCCTGCGTGCTCTGGAACGTGGTCAGATAGTCGCTGCTGCGGTCGAGCCGATAGGTGAACGAATCACCTAGGCCGAACGACCCGGAGATTACGCCGGAGCGGGTTGAGTAGAACGCTGATTCCTTCGCCCGCTGCACCACCACGGACTGATCAATGTCGCAGGCAACGATCGCGTTGCCACTGCTGCCGATGGGCCGCAGCCGGGCGGTGAACTGCGGCCGGAGTTGCGGATTGAGCTTGAATCCCAGGTTGTTGCCGATCAGGCCGTAAACGCCAAACGTGGTGGAGGTGCTGGGCTTGCTGGTGGCGCTGAAGACCGCCTGATAGGTGTTGCCCAGCCCTCGGGCCATGAACACGTCTGCGCCGCCGTCGTTCTCTGCGTTGCCGATGTCGTTCGCAGCAGTGCGGCCGGCGATGCGATCAGCCGAGCGGATCCGGCCGCCGTCCGGGCGATGGTAGATCGTGATGCGGGCGCTGCTGCTGTTGGCGCCGCTGCTGCCCAGGTCGTAGGCGCCGATGGTGCTGTCACCGATGGCGAACCCGTTGGGGTCGATTCCCGCCAGCCGGCCCTCACCGAGCATGAAAACGGCACGCACCATCTGACTGCCGCCCAGGCTCCAGATTTGCGACCACAGCAGGGTGGCGTTCACCCGCACACCGCCATAGGCCACGCCGTCGATGGTCTCGCGGTGTGCGTAGACCACGGGGATCGCCTCACCGATCGCCGCCACGTCCTGGACCGCATCGAACCCGCCACGGGGCGCCAGGGATTGGATGCTGGTTTGGTTGCGGCCCTGCAGCTGCCGTTGGCCCAGCTCTGCGCCGCGGCGGTTGCGGGGGGCGCCAGGGGCCAGCAGCACGCCGATCAGCTGTACGCCGATGCTCACCGCAGTCAGCACCAGCACCACGATCTGCGCTGCGGTGAACTCGATGCCAGCCGTTACCGCAGGCTTGGGCGCCTCCGCTGCACGCTTGCGGACCTCATCGCGCCAGAACTCGTACTGCTCATCGCTCAGGCCCAGCAGCTCGGCCAGATAGCGATCAGATGGCAGCATCCCGGGGCCTCCAGTATTCGAGGGGCATGAGCTGGCCGGCGACCTCCAGCGGCAGCCACTGCGCCCCACGGCGGTGATGCACGATCAGCAGGCCGTCATCCACCACCACGCCAACACCGAGACCCAGGGGCTGGCGGTGGAGCGCCAGCGCGTACTGCTCCAGTCTGTGGGGGACCATCAGGCGCCTCCATTCCCGCTGCAGCTGCTCCCATTGCCCGGTGGCGGCCATGACGAACCACTGCGGGTCCAGATCGGGCATGGCCAGGCCAGCGGATCGGCGGACCTTGGCGGCCATCACCAGGCAGCAGATACCCTTGCCGTCGTCAGGGTCGGCGCCAATCACATGCGGCAGGCGGGCGCTTACCCAGGCGGGCCAGTCTGCGGTCATTGCAGCGTCAGATTCCCGCTGGTGGGCAGCGCCCCCACCAGCACCTGAGACAGCACCCTGCCGCCGGGCGCCTTGACGGCATCGAGCGGGCTGGCCAGCTGGAGCTTGGCGATCGGCTCGCTGGTGTCGTGCTGCAGCTGCTGCGCCGCCCAGTATTCCGTGGTGAGCAAGACGCCGAGGCTCTGGTCAGCCCGGTTGACCTTGACGGACCGCACCTCCAGCAACCACTCCTGCTGGCTGGCCTCGGCAAACACGTTCAGCGTCAGAGCTGAGGTCGCCGCAGCGATCACCGCCTCGGATCGATCACCGCCTCGGGTGCTGGAGTTGGTGGCCACCGCCACCGGCAGGTAGGGGTAACTCTGGCCGTTGTGCGCGATGGTCTGGCCGATGAAGTAGTTCTGGGCCAGCCAGGTGGTATAGGTGCCATCCCGGCGCTTGAACCGCAGGAAGTTGCAGAGCTCCATCAGCTCAGCCCTGCCTGCCGCCTGGCGGTGGGGTTGTTGGTGATGCGTTTCTGGGCCAGTGCGGCGCCTTGCTTGGCAGACTCGCGGCCGATCCGTTGCGCCTCATCCCTGGTGACGAAATCAAGCTCGCCAATCTGCACAGTCTCGAATCGGATAAGGCCATCGCCGCCGGCCGCGCCACCACCGGCCGCTGCGGATCCATCCATGCCACCCCGCTGGAATGGCACGCTCAGGCCCTCCATGCCGCGCTGGAACGGCACGCTCAGGCCGCTGCTGGAGCTGGAGCTGCCGCCCTGCTGGGAGGCCTTGGCAGCGGTGGCAGCGGTGGCCTGGAACGGCACCGACAGGCCCCGCAGGCTGGCGTTGTTGATCGCCTCCAGCGCTTCGGTGGCCTCAGCCGGGATGATGCTGCCGGCCTGGTAGGGCACGAACAGCTCGGGGCCGTTCTCTCCGACTTTGTACGGCTGGCCGCTGGCGGTGCTGCCGCCGAGGGCGCGGGGGGCCAGGTTGGACGGGTCGAAGCTCAGCGAGGGTGAGAAGCTGCCAACGCTTTCCAGCGGGCCTGATGGTGCAAACGTCGAACCACCCCCAGCCACCGCACCCAGAGCCTTCAGGATGGTCTGCAGCGCGATCATGGCCATCTGCTTGGCGATGATCTCCGCGGCCATCTGCGCGAATCCTTGGGCCACGTCCTCGAAGAACCCGCTCAGCACCTGCCTGGCGCTCGCTGCGCCGCTGATCAGGTCGCGGAACGCATTGCCGAACGCCCCGCCGATGGTCTCGGCAGACTTGCCCGCCAGGGTGGCGATGCTGGTCATTTCAGCTAGGTCGTCTTTCAGGGTGGCGATCTGGGCCTCGATCGCCATGCCCTGGGTCTGGAAGGCAGCTGGCTCGGCGGCCTGGCTGGTCAGCTGCTGCATCATGCGCACCCGTTCGGCTATCGCATCGTTTTCTGCGTAACGCAGGTCGAGCAGCTCCTTCGCGGTGTTGTATTCGGCAAGCTGTAGCTCTCTCTTTTCCTGCTCTCCAATAAGTCGAAGTTTGTCTTGCAAGTTGAACTCAACGCCAAACTTTAGGGCCTGCTTGTGCTGCTCTAGCGCCTCGTCGCGCAACTTATCAAACTTGTCCTGAATGTCCTCTTGCTGGAAATAGTATTCAAGAGTGCGCCGCTCTATGTCGCTAACTGTTTTTGCCAGCTCCGCCTGTCGGTCTATCTCGCGTGTTCTTTCTTGCAGAGCTTGATTGCCCTCCGCGATTTGTTCAACTATCTGCTGCTGTTGTTCGCGGAGTTGCTCGGCGGATTGCGTCTGAGACTGAAACCCTTCGGCAGTCAGCTGCTCAATGTTGCCCTCTGCGCCGGTCAGACTGCGATAGCGCTCCAGCACGCGCCCTGGATAATCGCGGGATTCTTGGCTGTTGCCGCCTGGAGTGCGCTGCTGTGCTCCAGGGCCCTGGTTGTAGGCGCGCAATCCGCCCTCTAGCCCAAACCGGTCCAGTTGCTGGCGGAGATACTTGGCGCCACCCATCAGGTTCTGCATCGGGTCGTAGGGGTTTACCCCGAGCTCGCGGGCGGTGCCTGGCATGAGCTGGCTCAGTCCGATTGCGCCAGAGCGGCTGATTGCCGTCTGCCGGTTGCCAGACTCCTGTTCAACCAGCGCGGCATACAGTGCAGCGTCCACATTGTTCGCGCGGGCGGCGGCGATGATCTCCCGACCGAAAGGCCGGGCCGCGATGATCTCCTCAATGGATCGCGTCTTGGCCGCACCACCACCCCCGCCTCCAGCTGCGCCTCCACCGCCAGGCAGCGCAGGCGCCGAGGGTGCGCCGGGGAGGGTGCCTGGGATTGGGGCAGTGGCGGGGAGTGCCGCGGCCTGGGGCGCTGCGCTGGGGCGGAAGTTCAGCGCCTGCTCCATGGCGCCGGCCATGTCCACGCCCAGCAGCTTGAGGATGCCTTGCATGGGGTTGAGCTGGCCCAGCATCTGAGAGATCAGCCGGCCCCAGTTGATCCCGATCGACTCGAACACTCCGCCGAAGATGGACTGAATGTTGATTCCAAGCTGCCTGAAGGCCGCGTCCACCGGGTTGAGCGTGTTCAGCAGGTTCTGCATTGCCTGCCGACCGACCGACTCCACGGCTCGGAATGCGTTCACCGCGAAGTTGCGGACGCTGGCGATAACCGCCTGGGCCCTGGCCGCCGCCGCCTGAACGTCTCGCTGCAGCGCCTGGAAAAACACCTCAAACCGGGCCGGGATCGTATTCACGAACTCCCGAAACGGCTCGTTGAACTTGTAGGCCGCCGCCGTGGCCGCGATGATCCCGGCCGCGGCCAGCACCCAGGGGTTAGCCAGCACCGCCAAGTTCAGGCCTACTTGCGACTTGGTGGCGACGCCTGTTGACGCGGCATAGGCCTGCATGGCCTTCGTTGCAGCGCTGATTCCCCCGATGGCGCTCATCGCCGTGGTCAGGCCGAGAACAGCAACACCGGCGACGGCCGCAGCGGCTCCAACTTGTCTGACCGGCTCTGGCAGTTTGCTGGTCTGCTCTAGTATTCCGGTCGCCGCCTTGGTGAGCGCGATGGTGGTAGGCAGCAGCGATTGCCCGAACTGAATCTGCAGCTCCTGCCCCGCAATCTGCAGGTTGCGGAACTGCTGCGCCGGGCCCTTCATCGCCTCGGCCAGTTTCGGGGCACCGTCGCGCTCAATTCGCCCCAGAGCTGTGAGCACGATGTCGCCGGTGATCTTGCCCTCTTTCGCCAGCTCGCGGATCTGGCCGATCGGCACACCCATCACCTGGGCGATGCTCTGCACCACTGCCGGGGTCTGCTCAAACACGCTGTTGAGTTCTTCGCCGCGTAGCACGCCAGTGCCCAGCGCTTGGCTCAGCTGCAAGAACGCCGCGCTGGCCTCGGCTGACGTGGTGCCGCTCAGCTTGGCCGCTGTGTTGAAGCCGTTGTAGACGGTGCTGATCTCCTCCAGCGTCAGCCCGATTGGCCGCAGCCTGGCGTAGATCTGCGCAAACTCCTGGTTGGCCTGTGTCTGCGCAGTACCGAACTTCTCAGCGGCTGCAGTGGCGGCGGCCTGCACCCGGCTGTAATCGTCGAGGCCCTGCGATAGCGACCTCAGCCGCCGCTCTGATTCTTCGCTCGCCACCACGGCGCCCAGCGATCCGCCGATGGCCCTGCCAGCGCCGATCGTGGCCAGGCTGCTAGCGAGGCCCGCCGCCAGCCTGCGGCCCAGCGAATCACCGGCAGCGGTGGCCGTGGTGTCGAGGCCCCGCAGCTTCCCTTCGAGCTTCTGGATCTCGGCGCCGTACCGCTGAAACTCCCGGCTGCCGATCTTGGCCTGCTCCTGCAGCCCACGGAACGCGCCGATGCTGCTGCGGATCCCGGCGATCGTGCTGTCATTGGCGCGGGCGAACTGGAACGTCGCTGCACGCAGCGTGCTCATCTCGCGGGCCGTGGTCTGGCTGCCCTTTGCCAGATCCTGCAGCGACCGCTGCACCTTCGTGATATTCGCCCCGCCCTTCACCTCGGCTGACAGCCGGATAGCGGTATCCAGGCTCATCCGGGCCATGTGTTATCCGATCGCCAGTCCTAGGGTCAGGCTATGGATCTTGCCGCCCCCAGATACTCCAGCTCGATCAACCGCAGATCCTCCAGCAGCCACACCCGGTCCCGGCGCTTCACGCCCTCATCGCGGGCGCACTGGATGAACACCCCGTAGTCGAGGCCCACAGGGCCATTCATTCCCACCCGCCACTGGGTCTGCAGCCTCAGGAACCACGCCAGCGCTTCGCAGTTCTCCGGCAGGATCCCGAACGTCTCGGGCCGCTGCTCTGCCTCGGGCACCTCCAGGCCGAACACGGCAGCAGCAGCGGCCGCATCCTTGCCGTCGTCAGCCTCACCTTTCGCGGCGCCAGCGAGGAACAGCGCCGCGTCTACGAGTTTTTTGCGCGGAAGCCTCCTTGCTTGGCGGCGGACTTCTCGGACGGCTTGCCCTGGCTTTCGGCCCAGGCGTTGAAGATCGCGGACGCGGCGCCTTGGATCTGCATCATCCTGGCCTTGTTGGCCTCAGTGAACGGAATAGGGTCACCGTCGTCGTCCACCACGGCGAGCTTGCCTTCCTCGTCCCATCCGCAGAGCACCTCAGACGCCAGGTCTTGATAGCTGCAGGGCAGGGGCTCAACAATGGGCTCTAGATCGATGCTGCTGCGGTAGGACTTGAGCGCCTCATATCGCCTGACCGTGGCGAGAATCAGGGCATTGTGCCGTTCATTCAGCTCATCACACTCATCCTGATCAAGAACCCGGAAATGAGCCACGAAGGCGAACGTCTCTTTTGACCCACCTCTAGGCAGGTCAACACTTACCGGCCACTCGATGTGGTCCGGCTGGTACAGATGGAACATGGCGAATCAGAAGAAAACGAGGCGGGTTTCGTCGTTGCCGGCTGCGGACTTAGGCAGCGCGGTGAATGGGATCTGCAGCATGCTGATTCCGTCAGAATCAGAGAACGAGAGGTCGCCGCTGATCGCTGCCTTGGGACAGAAGAAAATGGAGCTTTCGTTGGCCGTCGTGCCCTGCTGCACAACGAACGGGCCATCGCTGGCGCCGCTGTTGTCGGCTGCAGCGGTGAAGAAGTTTTTCGTCGCCACAGGCGGGTTTTCGATCGTGATCGTCCCGTTCGGATTGGGGCGATCGGTGATGCGGGCGTGAGGCTCGCAGCCGATCAGCGAGCGGAACGAGTTGGCCAGGCCCCAGTCAAACGTGAAGCCCTCAGAGCAGGGGTTGAAGCCCTGGAACCGCAGCGCCCTGGTGTGGCGCGGGGTGATGGGCACCGGCTCGGCTTGGTTGCTGTAGCTGAATGCCTCGGACGCCTTGGCGGTCGGGGTGGTGTAACGGCCGATGCCGGTGATGGTGAATGTGCCGTAGCTGTTCAGCGGCGCATTCAGCGCCGGGTTGCCGCGGAATCCATCGATCCGGTGAACGTTGGTGCCATCCTTCACCGCCACGATGGTGCAGCTGCTGCCGTTGCCAAACGTGCTGATCGGCTGCAGCAGGGACAGCGCGGGGATCTTGTAGCCCACTGCGCCGCCGGTGAACGATGCGGTGGAAGGAACCACCGTCACCTGCCTGGTGGCGCCGTCGTGCGCCACGATCACGCCCTTATGGCCGGTGTTGGCGCCGCTGGTGATCTCAATTGGCAGGCCCAGGTAAGCGTCGCTTGCGGGATTGCTGCCGCCCAGGTCCGCCAGGGTGAGGGTGTTGGCGCCACCTGCGGTGGCTGTGCCGGTCAGCTCGGTAAATGCCGACACGTTCATGCCGGCTGCCTGCAGCAATGGCGTAAACCGGGGGGCGGTGGCGGCGACGCCAGAACCGCCCCACTCGAAGGTGATCGTGATGACCGAGTGCTCGTTGGTGAGCGGCTGGCGGTCAGCGCCGAGAAACCCTTTGATCAGGTTCCGCTCGACTCGGGTGCCGGTGATCGGGTTCACCTCCAGCGACACGATCTTCACCGCGTCGGTGTTGGCGATCGGACTGGCCAGGGTGCCGTAGCTGGTCTCGGCTTTCACCAGCGCAAACGAATTACGAATCAGGAGTGCGGTCATCAGTCCTTGGCCTTCGGCGCGGGTTGGGGCTTGGCGGGCTCAGGCTTGGGCGCCTCAGCAGCGGGCACCATCTGGCCACTGGGGAGCATCACGAACTCCCCAGACAGGCCGTGGTGCTCATAGTGTTGGTCGGCCGCCATGGTTGGGGGTGAGCTTCCGTACCCTCAGGCTATGGAGCCGCGTTGATCGCGTCGTCGCGGGTGCGATAGCGGATCAGGAAACGGTGCTGCATCCAGCCGGCAGTGGCGTCGGCCTGTTCGTACTCCGGCCGCCAGCCATCGGGCTGCACGTCCTGGGCCAGGCCGCCAAGGGTCCGGTCGCTCATCATGCGGGCGTGCACGTCTACGCCGATCGGGTCGGCCAGCTGGTCGGGCACGTTGCCGCGCACGTAGATTTCGATCATCACCGGCAGCGCCTGATCGAGCCGGCCCAGGCTGGCGCCCGTGGTGCGCGGGGCGTTCACCGGGTTGTCCTCGCCAGGGCTGACGATCAGCGCCGGGGCCTCCGACCTAGAAAGCGCCTGCACCCGGCTGCGGTAGATCCTGATGCCGACCTGCACCGTGCCGGGCAGGGTCACGGTGTGGATGTGGTTCAGGATCTGCTCTCGGAGGCTGGGGGCTGGGGTGGTCATACCTCAGTGTGCAGGGCACAAAAAACCGGGCCCGTTGGCGCGGCGCCCGGTGAGGTAGTGGATTGGCGGGGGATTGCAGGGCGGAGAAGTCGAGGGACACTACGAGGTGCGGTTTGGCCTCTCGATTTCTTCAGGCTTGATTGGCGTTCTGAGCCATGCCTTGAACTCTCGATCCAGTTCGGCAAGGTCGCAGGCTGGGCCGATGCTGAACGAAAGCAGCGTTTCGGGCGGACGGTGGGCCAGAGCGTTCTGAGTGGTGGTAAGTGTGTTCATTGCTTTACGGTATCGCCGCCGCGATGGCGTTGATCAGAGCGGTCACGCGGGCGTCAAGCAGGGCGAGGTTGAGGGATTCGCCGATGGAGTAGAAGGCTAGGCGTGATGTGGCGTAAGAATCGGGTGGTGTCCCTGGTC